ATGAATTATAACCTGATGATAATATTATTTTTTTATCTTTTTTTGATAATTTTGATAAATCTTCACAACCTACTGTTACTTTAATAATATTATTAATTATTTTTCCATTATTAATATTATTAGTAATATTATTATTATTAATTGTAATTTTTTTATTATTTTTTAATTTTTCATTTTCATTTTTAAGCTTGTTATTTTCATCAATTATATTAACTTTAATTTTACAAATATGTTGATGTTTAGCTTTATTACTTCTATCATTAAAAATTCTATTACAAAATAAACATATATATTTTTTTTTTTCTACAACTACTTTATCAATACTATAAAGTTCCTCTTTAGTACTATTACTTACCACATCAACAATATGAAATTTCTTATTATGAATCCATAAACTTTGATATGAACTATATTTTTTATTACAAACGTTACATATATATTCCATATAATAATATAACAATTATAACTTTATATACTTGTATAATTAATATCTTATGCTAATAGTAAATAAATTGAAAAAAAATAATCTAAGCAATAAATACCTATAGTAATAATGGAAAATAATTTAGAATCAATTCAATTAAATTTAAAAATAAAATATTTAAATAATCTAGTTAATGGATGTAGTAAAATAAATTTAAATTCGGATAATATTAAAAAAATTATCACAGAACTAACTGATCAAGAATTAGATTCTTTTACAGTAACTGAAAGAGTTTATGAAACAGAAAGAATAATAGAAAGTGAAAAAATAGATTATTTATATTTAAAACCATGGGTAAAATTAACTTTAATTCATAAGATAATAAAAATAAAAGAGTTTGTAAATAGTTTAGATTTATCAGATGAAAATGAAATTGATGAGTTAAAAGATAAATTGATTGAGTTAATTAAAGACAAAACTATAAAAATTAAAGTAAATTACGATCAAACAAAAGGTAAGATAATATCAATTTCTCATTTATCTTTTGAAAATGGAAAATACATAATAATTTAATTTTTTTATAAATTTTGCATTTTTTTTATTATATTTTATGGTAAAATATAATAAAAAATTTTGCTTCTCATATTGTTATAATCTAATAACAAAACGACATGTTATAATTGAACTTTTTTTAATTATATGATATAGACTAATTTTTATTACTAAATATTGTTAATATTTCAATTGCAGATAAAACGCGATTATACATTCTAAAATCATCAATAGCACCATTTAGATATACATCTTGATTCCAATTTGATTTTCCTAAATAATTATTATTTCTAACAACATTATCGGGATAACGAACAATTCCAATATTTTTGTAAAATATTCCATTTACATAAATTACATATGCTCCATCTGGATTAATAATCCATGTAAAGTGTCGCCATACATTATCATTAATAATTTCGGTGTATAATGGCGTATCTGTTGCTCCAGATGAATTATGAATACCGCACCATAATTGATTATTGGGAAACCCAATCAATATATTTTGAACATTTGCACCATTACCAAAATCAAAAATTCTTGACCAATTACCTGTATTATTGACTTTACACCAAAATAAGAATGTTATTCCATTATTTAGAGTTGTAAATGGATTAATTTGAATATATTGTGATGATGCAGCAACAAATTGCATTGAGGCTGTTCCTACAACAAAGTCAGTTGTACTAATTGCAGCTCCATTAACTATTTGAGCATTATTAATTAATGATCCGTTAATTGTATTACCAACGTTAGTACCATTAATTGTATTAGGTCCAAACGTATAATATAAAAATAATGTAGGATCATTATTAAGAATAGATATCGGAGAAATAGAATTTAATGCAGTATTTTGCGAAACAATATTTGGAAAAATAGTAGTTTGTGAAATAATATTTTGTGAAGCAATATTTGGAAAAATAGTAGTTTGTGAAATAATATTTTGTGAAGCAATATTTGGTAAAATAGTTTGTGAAACAGTATTTGGTGAAACAGCATTTGGTGTAGAACTATGAGCAGTACTACTCTTTTTAATACTATAAAAATATACTCCACATAAACTTGCACACATACAAAATAATACAATTATTATAATAATTGGTAAAATGGTCATATTAAAAAAGTAGAAATTATTTTAAATTAATAATAAATAAAATTTAAATAATTTAATAATTTGGTTGAGTTTAGTTGTTATATATAGCTAAATCCATTAAATATGTATAATATATGATAAATATTATTAGTTTCATCATATTGTATTTATTGAAAATACTTAATAATTTAAAAAAAATTGTTTTAAATAAATATTAACATATATTACTAATTATTATGTTGTTTAATGATATCTTAAATGAATGTAATGAAAAAGTGATAGAATATTTAAAATCTAATAATAAAATAGATAAATCTGGAGTATTAACAATATGTAGCCAATTATATAAAATACTTGTAATTAAAGATTCAAAAATTAAATATGAAACAATTAGATCTATTATAAATCAATTATTTAAAGTTAAATATACTTTACGAAAAGATGAATTGGATACTAAATGTGTTCGCGATTGTGAAAAAATGTTTAATAAAATTAAAGTGCCAAAAGAATATAAAATGTTAGAAAAACATTTTGATAAATTGAAAGCTTTACCACAAGCTGAACAGAGAACGAAAGAATGGTTTGACTATAGACAAAATCGTATTACAGCATCTGACACTGCGGCAGCTATTGATGAAAATCCATATGAACCAGTAGAAGGTTTTATCTTAAAAAAATGTGATCCTGAACATAAATTTTTAGACAATAAAAATGTGTATCATGGTAAAAAATACGAACCTACAGCAACATCAATATATGAATATATATATAATAATAAAGTAATTGAATTTGGTGCTTTACCTTCAGAAAAATATGAACTGTTAGGAGCATCACCTGATGGTATTTGTTCATCAAATTCATTAGATTATAAATTTTCACCATTATTAGGAAGAATGTTAGAAATTAAATGTACTGTTGTTAGAGAGATTCATACATCGGGTAAAATTGCAGGATATATTTGTCCATTTTATTATTATTGTCAAGTACAACAACAATTAGAGTGTTGTGACTTGGATAAATGTGATTTTTGGCAATGTAAACTGATAGATTATAAAAATAGAACCGAATATTTAATTGACGATTGTTCAAAGAGCCAACATTCAGAAGGTATTTATAAAGAAAAATTTAAAGTGTCAGAAAGTATAAATATAGAAATTGATAATAGATTAAAAAAAGGAGTTATTCTAAAATTATTACCCAAACAATGGATAGCTGAATTTGACGGAGACTTAATTGACTGGAAAAGTAAATTTATATATCCATCAAACTTGTTAATGGATGAAAATGAAAATGATGCATGGATAGCTTCAACATTATCCGATTGGCAAAACACATATTCAGATATAGCTGAAACGCATTATTATGAAAAAGTAGTTTATTGGAAACTTGAATTATCACATAATATTATAATTGATAGGGATATAGCATTTTTTCAAAATATATTACCGATATTAAATTCTACGTGGTCTAGAGTTTTATATTATAGAGATAATATGTCAAAATTAAATGAATTACGTGATATTATAAAAAAAAGGTCATCATATATTAAATTTGATACTAAAATCAATATAAATAATAATCTTGTTGATAAAAAAATTTTATTTTTAGATTACCCAATTGCAAAGAAACTAAATGTTACGAGTTTTATTGATGAACCTGAGTTTTTAGATTAATATCATATTTTTTATTACTAAATGAGAAGATCAATTATGACTATTATCTTACTAGTTTTCTGTTACTATAATAAGTATTTAAAATATTAAATTTAATTAAATTTATCTAAATTTAATTAAATGAGTAATAAAGATTTTATAATTAAATCCTTAAAATATTTTGATCAACAAAATACGAAATATAGTAAATATATTAGATATAAGTCAGAAAATTTATTTATTCTTAATTCTGAAAAAAAAAAAATATTAGATCTCAGAAATACAGAAATTTTAGGTATATTCTATAATGAAACTAATGTATTTGTTTGGGGGTGGGTAATTCCTGATTTTAGAATAACAAATATATCAAGGCGTATTTTAAATTATGGATTAAATTTAGATAAATTAGAAACTAATGAACATCATTTTATAAAACCATTATTAGTAAATTCACGTATTTATATTGATTATGATTATAATTTAGATTTGTTATTATGTATTGTTTCAAATTTATCAAAAAATAAATTTGATTATATATATTCGATAGTTTTCAAAGATATCAATAATAAATCTATATATACAGCATATTATTTAATAAAAGTATCAGATTTCAATTTATAAACATTGTCAATGATAATTTATTTTAAAATTTGTTAAATATTCTATATATATTATTTTGCTCAATTATGTCACAATTTTTATTATAAAATATTAAAAATTGTAACTTTTAATTAAATAATTTTTATATTACAAGTAAAAATATCTAGCTAGTAATATTATGACTAATAATATATGTATGCCAAAAAACTATTTTTTAGTTTTGTTCATTTTTTTAATTGGACTTACTATATATCATATTTACTATATGAATTATATTAATAAAGAAAAAATAAATTATTATAAAAATATTATCAATAATACTTCAGAAATAGATGTAAAAACTAAAATAGATAAGATTGATAATTCAAAAAAAAAAACAAATAGTTTTAATTTTGAAACTGATAATATTATTGAAATAGAAAAAATAAGGGAAATAGAAAAAATACAAGAATATGAAAGAATAAGAGAAATACAAAGAATACAAGAGATAGAAAATATTAATTTGAATAAAAATAATATTATTAAATTATTGCCGTTAAGACAATTACTGGAAAATAGAGATCGTAGTATTTTATATGATCCATTAATTGCACCGGAAAGAAGAATTAGCATTGATCAATATCCAGTTAAAATACAAGATGTTATAAATATACCATCGCGTGGTCAACCAGATAATTATCAGTTATTAGGAATAATGCATAGAAATTCGGATGAAAAAATAGTCCAATTATTTGGTAGGGCAACATTTATTGGATCAAATCAATATGAATATTATGTAACAACAGATCAACATGGTTTTAGCAATAAAATTCCAATTGAAACAAAAGGTAGGCGTGAAATAGTAGATAATGATGTAATTAATATTAATGAATTTGATAAATCAAAAGGTGAATTTAAAGTAAAAATTTATAATTATAATGCACCGAGATACAATCCATATATGTAGTTTTTTATAAAAAGTATATATTTACATATTTTATCTCATATAATAATGACAACTTACATAATTAAGATCATTATTAGTAATGAGACTAGCAGAATTTTCCCATTTTAATTCTCTAATTATAAATTTTTCTTTATGATAAATATGTAAAAAATTAAAATATATTTCATATTCGGAAGCACCTGAGTTTAAAATATCATTTGAATTAATGGAGGATAAAAATACTTGATAAAATGCTTTATTATGATATTTTTCTATTAAATTAAATAATGATAATAAAATATCTTGTTGAAACATCATATGATGACAAATACCCGAATAACAACTTTGTTTTGTTAAAGAAGGATGTAATTTAATCATCTGATCAAAATATGGTATATGATATTCAGTACCATAGTTATATAAAGGTAAATTATTGTTAAAAAACGATGTTGGTTTTAAAAAAGATGTGTCGCAATCAATGACCAAATAATTACTTAAAATATTATTGATAACAGATCCTGCATAAAGTTTAATTAATTGTTGTAAATACCAACCTATTCTTCTATTATTTCCAATTATTGAAGATATATATTTTTTATCAAATGGAAATATATTTTCATCAATATTTATACAATTAATGATTGATATAGATCTATCATTTGATACTAAATAAATGTTTCGATATCCAATAATATTTATTTTTGTATATTCTACCATTTCTTTAAGCATTGTAAAATCTTTTGGACCAACAGGAATTACAATATCAAATAATGTATTCATATCTTTAATATAAATTGTAATCTTTAAATAATTAAATATATATGTAATTAAATTATATTGCTTTAAAAAAATAATCGTTATGTGTTCCATCCCATGTAGGATTATCTAATATATTATAATTTGTTATATTTTCCAAAAGAAAATAATTAAATGTTTTAAGAAATAAAAATAATATATTTTTTTGAGATTCATCAATCTCAATAAGTAAATATGTTGGTCTATATTTTTCTAAATTTAATCCTTTTAGAATATTTAATTCATATCCTTTAGAATCAATTATCATTAAATCTATTTTTACAATATCATGGTAATCTAATAAATTTTCTAATGTATCATAAATATTAATATTAATATTATTTGGACGATTTAATTTTAATTTAGTAAAAAGTAAAGATTGTTCAATTAAAATTCCAGACCAATTGTATTCTTCTTCAATAAATTTAGTATTAGATTGAACAATGCCGTCACCAGCACCAACTTCAATATAAAATCCATTTTCAATATTAGCTATATAATTTAAAATTATTTTAGTAATTGGTTGTTTATTACAGTCCTGAGCACAATATGGATCTAATCTAAATGTATTATCTAATAATCCTGGTTCATTAAATAAAAAATTAGTTAATTCATTTTTTGAACATTTTTTAAAATTGTATAATATAGTATTTTCTATAGGTTTTTTGAATGTTTCATGATTTCTATTATTATTACAATTCGGAAAATAAACACATTGGACTTTATCGGAAAAAAATGCTGCAGCCCAAGAGAGAGTGGAACAGGAACAAATTAATATTTTAGCATTCTTCATGATATGATAATCTTCAATAATTGAATTAGATTCTACTGTTATTTCATAAAACTGTTTAAAATAATCTATATATTTATCTTCTAATTCTGTTTTTGTTTTATTAATGACAAAACAAATTTTTTTATTATTTATTTTATCTAATAAATTTTTTATTGATTCAGGGTGTATTACCTCATTATTATTTATAAAATCTTCCAATCGTAAATGAACAACAATATCATATAATTTTAAATGATGTGGATTTACAATAAGATTTAATGATTTAAATGACATCATATTATAATTATAAATTGTAATATTATCACGATTACCATCGGTATATAAACATTCTGTTGGATGTGTTATAATCCAATTAATAATTTCTTTTTTATATTTTAAAAAAATTTTATCATGTTGATAATATCCATTAAATATTAATGAAGCATTACAATCAATATTAGGAATAATATTTGAATTTAATATTGAATTAGACCATTCAATAAATCTACAATCGTCAAATGCTTGTGCATATCCATCTATATTATACATTCTTTCTGCTTTATACAATATACAAAACAGTGTACTTGCTAAAAATCTAAATATTGCATTACCTAATCTACCCAATTTATCATCACAAACTATCATTATTATAATAAATAAAATCTTATTTTATTAAACGTATATAAATATTAGTTAAATATTTATATATATATTAAGTTTTACTTGATTATAATATATTATATAACAAATTAATTAAAAAATAATTTAATAATTCGGTAGTTATATGTTAAAATAGCTTTCTGCATTTTTTAACACATCGTTTGTCTTAGCAACTAATATTTTAGCATTTTTACCTAAACGATTAATCATATTAATTTTAGTCATTTGTTTTTTATTAGTTTTATTTTTATCCATTATGTGAGATAATTTTGGTTTAGCTGTTGTTGTAAAATTATCTGCATTTTTAAAAGTATGTTTGAAATATAGATAGATAATTAAACATACTATAGGAATAATTGCTAAATGTATTTTTTCAACTCCATAAACTTTACCTTCAAAAATTTTTTGAATACTTTCCATTAATTACAATTATATATTTTTATATAATATTTAAAATTGGTAATTTAAAATAAAATATTTTTAAACATTTTATACTGAAATATTAATTATGTAAATTATAGCGTTATTAAATAGTTTAAACAACATTTTATTAAACTTAAATTAATATAACATATCATTTATTATAAATAGTTCATAATAACATGTTATTAATAGTTATAATCAATTAAAGCTCATAAGGTTTTGACGACATATTATTTAGAGATGATGATTCGTGTGAAGTTTGGCTATTATCATTATTTGTTGACATTACCATATTGTTATTATTAGGTATAATATTTGTATTAATCATAGGTTTCATACTATTGTTTACTTCCATTAAATTAGTATTATTTACATTATTATTCATGTTTTGAAAAATATTATTATTCATGTTTTGAACGATATTATTATTCATGTTTTTAACACTATTATTATTAATAGGCATTGTACTGGAACTTGAGCTATTATTACTCGCTGGAACAGAATAATTATTAATAAGCATTGGATTAGAAAGTGAGCTATTATTACTCATTGAATCAGAATAATTATTGGTATTGATCATAGGTTTCATAGTATTATTAACTTCTGATAAATTAACACTATTTACATTATTCACATTTTGAACGCTATTATTAGTAGGTGTTGGATTTGAACTTGATATATTATTGTTCATAGGAACAGAATAATTATTATTATTAACCATAGGTTTCATACTATTGTTAATTTCCATTAAATTAACACCAATTGCACCATTATTCACATTTTGAACAATATTATTAACGGGTATAATATATTCAGATTTTGGTTCAACCATGGATGAATTTATAACATTTGGGATCATAGTGCTTGGGAGAATACCAGAACCGGTAATTGTCGGTACCATACTATCATTCATTGTAGTTGGAATAAGATTTATTGAAGATGGTGTCATTTGACTGTTTGACATAATTGAAACTAAATCACTACTTGTTTGAGTAAAATGATCTTTATTTGGCTTTATTAACCATAATATATAAATAATAAATATAGCAATAAAATAAATAACAATTTGTATTTTTTCAATTCCATAAATATTACCTTCAAAAAATGTTTGAATAGTTTTCATTAGTTATAGTTATAGAAAATTTTTTACATTTTTAAATAAATATTTTATTTTTAAACTTTTATTAAATATTAAATATTAAATATTTAATATTAAATATAAATATAAATATATTTCTTAATTGATCTATATAATTAATATCAATTAATTTCATATTTTTTTTATAAAATTATTTTCAACTGGATTATCTCCCATAAATTTATATAATTCTTTAGAATGAATATGTAAATTAATTATTTTAATCAATATACCATTTATAAATATATGAGGAACATATAGATTATTTATTTTGATCCAATTAAAGATATAGTTATTATATTTAATCAAACAAGTTTCATTAATAAAACCACCTGTTTCATTATTGTCATTACGCTTATCTACACCACCTAAGTATTGACCCATTGCTGCACCATCAAAAATAAAATTAAAGTCTATAAAATTTTTATTTAATTTATTAATTTGTAAATCAATAATTGGAAAAATCGGAAGCGGTTCTATAATAGATTCGTCCAACTTTGCCAAATTTTGCATATCATTTAATGAAAAGTCGTATAAATCAATAATTGGTTTTAAAGCTAAAGCATTTGGAATAAAAAGTATACCTGGAATTACACGTGTATCACAATCAAATGTAGCATATATTTTTTTTTTTTTAAAATTATCAATTATGTTATCGAAATTAATATATGTTAAAACATCATTTTCTAGATGGATTGTATTAACTATATTATTTTTATTTATATATGAATACAAATAAAATAATCTTAATGAACATAAATGCCAAAATCCATTGCGAAAATTTCTATCTAATTTAGAATGATTATTAAAATTAAAATCATCAAGTTCAGCGGTATCAACTAAAGTAACTGATAAATCTATTAATAATGGAAAAAATCTTTTTTCTGTTATAACAACAATATCTTTATTACCAAATAATTTTAAATTTTTAATATTATCAATAATATATTCTTGGAAATTTCCTGCACTTACCAAAATAATTTTCATTACTTATATAATATTTAAATCTTTAAATTTTAATCTAATTCACTATAATGCAATATAAAGATCTTATTATCATTATTATTATTTTACTAATTCTGGTAACATTTGTAAATTTAGAAAAATTTGATCAATATAATTTTTCAGAATTAACATATCCAGGACCTTTTGGGGAAGGTTCATCATTTGATCATCCTTCAAAAGGTAATCCATTTATACAGTTTGATCATAAATTAATTTCAGGATCTTCAAATTATAGTAAAGGACCAGATGTTAATTGTTTTGGATTATCGACTTTGATAGATATGTCATGTGGAAATTTAAAAAAAGATGGGTTATTATGCCAACCAGATCCTAATGATTGTTTTACTGAAGATAAAGTAAATAAATGTTATTGTAAAATATTATCTTGATTTCTAACATATCGATGATAATAGATATAATAATAAATTAATAATAAATTAATAATAAATTAATAATAAATAAAAATTAATTTATTGTTACTAAAATTCAAATATATTATAATAATTAATTTATTGTTACTAAAATTCAAATATATTATAATAATATGTACATATTTTGAGACTATTAATAATTAGATATTATAAAACTAATTAATTTAACTAAAACTAAATTCATGACCACATTCCAAACAAGTAACAAATATAGTAGCAGGTTCATCACCAGCTCTAATTTGTTTCTGTATAACTGTACATTTACTTTTTTTACATTTTGAACACTTGAATGCAGATGATGATTTTAGATCTGTTTTTTTATATTCTTCGATTTCTTTTTTCTTTAATATAGATTCGTATTTTTCAGGATTTAATTCTTCTGGTTTTGCTTTTGCAATTAATTCAGCATCTTCAATCGTTTTAATTAATTCTGGATTTTTGACCAAAGCGTTATAAATTTCATCTACTTTTTCATCATATATGTTTTCAATTAAGAAAAGTGTTTCATAATATTCACAATGGTCTATAGCAAATTTTTTAATACTTTCTTCAATTACAATCGCAATATCTTTTTTATAAAGTTTTGTAAATAACTTAATTGTTTCAGCATTTTTTTCATTATCCATTATGTATATATAAAACTAAAGTTTAAATATATATAAATTCAATATTTTTTAATTATATTATTTATAGCCATTGTATCTATTATAGTTCACAAATTTTAATAACTGTGGTTCTTTTTTAACAACACTAGTATTCATTATTTCCCACGCAGCCTCAATAACCCATTTTTTAATAGGGTCTATTGATCCTTTTTCATTGATTGTTTGTATATTATCAAACATATAACTTATAGGATTATTTTCCATATTAGTTCTATTATCAATTTCATCGAAATATTCTTTCCTTGTATTTATTTTACAACACTCGCCTTTTAATAATATCAGGTTGTATTTAACATCCAGATCAACAGGTGTATTATCGTAAAAATCATCAGAATTATAAAGTCTCGGTTGAAATATTTTATGATCGGGAGATAATGAGCCTAATATAGCTTCAATTGTTTTTGAATTATTAAAATTTATACTTAAAAGATTTTTCCAAAATTTTTCATTTTCAGAATATTTTAAATATATATACTTTTCATATTCATTTAACCATGTGCCAAATCCTCTCATTCTATATTTATTTATAATTTCAACTGGATCAACTGTTCCTGCGAAATATTTATAATCTAAATTCATATGAGTTAAATGTGCTGTAATACATGTTGGTGTTAAATATACATTTGTACCATTATAATATGATCTTACACATGGTAAATGGAATGTTTGTACTGTAGCAAAAAAATCGTTATAACCAACCATAAATAATTCAAATGGATTATCCAAGTATGGCGATCTAATTTTATATTTAAAATTTATTTTAATTTTACTATCATATTGTTTATTATCATAATTGACATGATTTTTGTTATAACCTTCATTTATTTTACCAACATTATCTTCATTTATCTTATCAATATTATCTTCATTTATCTTACCAATATTATCTTCATTTATCTTACCAACAGTATTTTCATTAACATCACTAATTATATCCTTATTAACATCACTAATTATATCCTTATTAACATCACTAATTGTATCTTCATTAACATCACTAATAGTATCTTCATTAACCTCACTAATAGCATCTTGTCTATTATATTTGGATTCGAAATTCAAATTTGTATTTAATTTAATATCATCGTTTATTTTTGAATCTAATTTAGGTTCTATTTTATTATATTTTTTTTTACATAATCTTACTTTAAAAATTAAATTATCAAAATCAATATACTCTGGATATTGATTTTTATAAAGTTCAAACTGAGAATTAGATATGTTTTTATAAAAATTTTCTTTATACTTAATAAGCTCTTGATTGAATAAATTATCAAATAGACTAATTACTAATTTAGAATCTAAATTTTTTTTAATATAATCAATTGTCATATTATTATTTATTTGTATTATATTTTCAATATCGTTATCTGTAACAAATAGAAATATCTGTTTTTCACTAATTAACCTAATATAAATAGGATCATATAAAGTATTATTACAAATATTAACAACTATTTGATTATAAAATATTCTGACTCTATCAATAAATTCCAATGTATTTGTTGTTAAGAACATTACATCAATATCAGCTTTTGCATAATATTCATTAAAATATCTTTTTTTTCTATCAGCTTTTTGATAATTAGTAAAAAGATCTATTAATGGATTATGTTTTTGTATACAAGCACACATTACACTACCTCCTAATGCAATTTTATCACGTGTCCATTCTATATTTTTAAATAGATCGTCATCACCATTACCTGTACAAAATATATTTAAATTTATTCTAAATTCAGCTAGATTGGCTAAACCATTATTCATCATGAAATTAATTCCAGTATTTGGTTCATTATTAGGATCCATATTTGTTTCAATATTAGTTTTTTTAATATAGTCTTGAAACCCTCCAATATTAAATTCAGAATTTAATACATTATCATGTACAAGAATAGAACAATATGGATTTAACTTGGGAAATTTTATTGTGAAAGGATAAATAGGTAATAAAGATGCTGTATCAATGTCAAAAATAAAACGATCTTCTTTAGTAATAAATGATTTTTTAATAGATTCTTCAAAATAAAATATTATCCATGCGTAACCAATTAAATATCTAAATAATTGTGCATAAGTTTTCAATGTATTTTGCATATCTAATAATAGTTCTTTATTATTAAGAACTAAATGACAATAATCTTTAGAAATGAGTAAATTACAGAATAATAAAAATTTTTCTTTGTTGTGTAAATTTAAAAATAATTCTGTAATTTCAGTTTTTGTAAATATTTTATTATTATTATTTAATTTATAGTTTACTATTTTACTAGTAAAAGTATAGCTTTTATCATGTATATTTGTTAAATAATCTTCAAACTCTTTATCAACACATTTAGATTGTAATATTTTTTTTTTAAATGTATTTGTAATATTTATGTTACAATTATAAATATTAGTCCAATAATTACTTTCATTTAAATTTAAAATATTATTTTTAAAAGTTTTCTGTGTATTTATTTCTTTTACATCAAAATATGTATTTAATGTTAATATCTTATATATATCTATCAATGTAATAGATTTTTCGAATTGTGATAAAAATAATATAATATTATTATATGTAACATTAAAAATAGGTAAAACCAAATTGTTATCACATAATATATATTTATTTTTATTAAATTTTTCTAAAATATGTTTTGGTAAAATACTGACTTTGTTTAAATTTGTAAATTTTTGAATAGTATATTTTGAAACTTCTATTAAAATTAAATTTTCTGCAATATTATTATATACTGTTTTGCTAATCATATGAGAATAGATTGAACTATTTATTGGAGTATTAATATTATAAACTACAATATATAGATAATTATATTCTTTCATAATATCTTCAATATACTCTGAAGGAACTTGTTTACTAGTAACGAATGGATTTGACATAAGATCAGACATAATAATCAATATTATATGTTAAGAATATATTATTATCAATTTTTACAAAATATTAACAATTACTGTTATAATATTGTTTAAATAAATCAAAAATTTTTTAATAAAGTATATTTATAGACAATATACTATTAGCTCATCTTTAATAATAATATAATCAAGTTTAAGCATAATATTGATTGATTCATCAAATAAGTTATATGTTAATTCAAATTGTTTAATTTCTTTAAATAGTATATCAAATAAAATTTGTCTAGGTTTTGATTCAATTTTAATATGATGATTAATTAAACTTTTAATAATATCAATTTTAGAATGAGCCAATGTATATGATATATCTATTGAATTATTGATTGTAATATTATTAATATATATATCAATTAAATTTTTAGAAATATTATGTGTTTTGGATAATGTTAAGACATTATCAATATTATTAAGTATTCTACCATTAATTAATGATTGTATAATATCATTTTTAAATTTATTTGAATAATAGTTAAAAAACTCCTCTATAATAATTTCATTAATTAAAATATTATCTTTTTTATTAAATAATTCTAAAACCATAAGTTGAATTGGTAAAAGTTTAATATCTATCAAATTATACGTGATTTCAATTTCACCATATTGTAATAACCATAATAATTTTCTATTACCAGAATAGATTGAATTATAATATATTTGATAATCTATAATATATGATGACAAATCATTACTTATGTTTTTATATGGTTGATTATTGGTTAATAAATACAGTGGTTTAGTTTCATAACTATAATATTTTATCATTTCTAAGTTATTTGTAAAACCAATGGTTGAATCATTGTCAATATTATTATCACATATAGCATTAAATGTAACATATCCTTGATTATAATTAATATTCCAATTTGAATATGATGTTATAATAATATTTAAATTATTAACATGTGATACAAATTGATAATTATTGATATCTAAACAAGATGAATCAAAGTCATTAATAACCTTATTTATTTTACCTAATAATTTGAAAGTAAATTTTAATAGCAATAATCGTTGAATAATTTTTTCATTTTTAATAAATATTTGATCAGATAATAATCTTACAATTAAAAATTTATGATATTTATCAATAAAAATAGTTTGTTCTACCACCTTACTTAATAAATTGATAATTTGTTCAACAAATATGATATTAATATTAATATTATAATGAATAACTTCTAAAACTATATTAATCATAACATTATCAGTAAATATTAATAAAACATATGATTCTAACAAGTTTACATTATCGCAAAATATCATAAGATTTAATAAAACTATTATTGATTCATAATCATATTTAATAATATCTGGAACTATTTTTTTAAAATGAACACTAAATTCTTTCATGATCATTTTTTTATAATCCAAATTTTGAAGTAAACAATTTATAGTATCTTTATTATTTGTAACTAATTCTAATAAATCGGATGTGTTGCAAAATGAAATACAAATAATAAATTTATTAACTAAAATTTGATATAATGGATTTAATAAAATTATAATTGATTTTTCAGTAAATCTGTAAATATTTGAAATATTTTGAATATAACATATAATATAGTTTATTTCATAAATTTTATTATATTTTTCTGGGATATTATAATTTTGTATCTGTTTATAATCTTTAAAGTTATTTTGTAAAACTGATCCAATTAATTTTAAAAACCATATATGATCATCTTTGGATAATTTTTCAATTATATAATTTAATTTAATAATATCATTTATATATTCTAAATTATAATTAGCTAATTCAAATTCTATAAAATTAACCAGAATTGGATATGATAATATTTTAGTTATAATCTAATATTCGTAAAATCTTATTATTTAGATTTATTATAAGTAAATTCAAAGATTTTAAACTAAATTTTTCTTTTTTAATTAACATTGAAATATTTTGTTTTTTTTTGATCAAAGTAGTAGCTATAATTTTATTGTAAATATCAATAGTTTGAATTTTTGTCAACTTATTATTCCATAATAGTTGACATATGTAATCAGGATGATATACATTAATATCAGCTTCAAAATAGTTCTCTAAATAATTTTTTAATAATGATGTATAATTGATATCATGATCCTCTGATAATTTAGAAATAACATTGAATTTATCTATATATTTATACATATTATATGAACTAATACGCTATTAACATATTTAATCAATTTTTTTGTTATAAATATACCAAGTTAATACATCCGTATATGTAAAAAAAATATAAAATGTTAAAAATAATGTATGTTAATAAATATAATTTCTAGAGCTATCAAATATTATATAAATATATAATAAAAATATCTAATAATAAATTTAATTAAATATTTAAAAAATAATTATTTCTGTATATCAATATATATGAGTAGATCTAATACTAGTGAGTCAGAAAATATTTATAGAGGTATGAGAAAATTAACCAGTAAAACTAATATAAAAAAAACAGCTTCAAACAAAAAATTAACTTTAAAAAAAAAATCAAAAAAAAATAATAATTCAACCGAAGAAATGATGGAAATATTAAATTCTGAAAATAATCATAATGGAATACAAAATCAAACATTTTTACCAAGTAATCAAGGATATCAAAACAATCAAGGATATCAAAACAATCAAGGATATCAAAACAATCAACAAAATCAAGGTGATATCAGTCCTTTTCATATTCAAAATGTAATGGGGCAAACAAATGAAAATAAAATTGGTAAATTATTAGGATTACCGCAATTTAATGGTTTAGCTAAATTAAATAACAATAATGAAAATAATTTTAATATAGCACAAACAAATATGCAAAATTATAATGGACAAACTCAATTTGATCAAATGCAAAATTATAATGGTCAAATACAACCACAATTTGACCAACAAATGCAGCAAATGCAACCATCAATGCAACCATCGATGCAACAATCAATACAACCATCAATACAACAATCTATGCAACAATCTATACAACCATCAATGCAACAATCTATACAACCATCAATGCAACCACATGAAAATATGATTGGTGGAAATATCCTAAATATTAAAAAATTGGCCAATCTAAATTTATCTCGTCGGATAGTTTAAACATAATATTTTTATATAAAATAGTATTAAATGTAACTAATTAATATATATGTTAGTTAATTTAACTTGAAAATAATAGTCATAAAATCTAAAAATATAATTTTTATTATAAAATAACAATTATTTTCTATTTATATATATAAGATGGCTAAACAATACGATAAAATACATAATGATGTCGATAAAAATTACTTATTTTTAGAAGAAAATGGTAGAATATTTCCAACATGGGTAATGCAAAATTTTAAAAAATATATTCTACCTGCAATCATTAGAAAAGAAGGTGAAGATCCGTGTAATGAAAAAATAGAAAATGAACTAACTACGTATCAGCAATTTGTTGGATCGTATTTAGATTATAGATCACCATTTAAAGATCTATTAGTTTATCATGGTGTTGGTTCAGGAAAAACAGTAACTTTAATTAATATATATAATATACTATATAACTATACACCAAAATGGAATGTTTTTTTAATTATACCAGCAGCTTTAAGAAATGATCCATGGTTGAAAGATATGAAAAATTGGTTGCAAAAAGAGAATTACGAAGAACGTTTAAAAAATATTGTATTTGTTCATTATGATAGTCCTTTTGCGGATCGTGATTTTTTAGAAAAGATTAAAAAAGTAGATAGTTCAAAACCATTTTTATTTATAATAGATGAATGTCATAGATTTATTACTAATGTTTATAACAATATAGCAAGTAAAAAAGGAAAACGTGCACAAATAATTTATGATTATATTCAACAAGAAAAAAAAGAAAATTCAAATACACGTATATTATTATTATCAGCGACACCAGGTGTTAATAATCCGTTTGAATTTGCATTAATTTTTAATTTATTAAGACCAGGAACTTTTCCAACAAGTGAAGCTATTTTTAGTCAATTATATATATCATCTTCTAATTTTTCTTCATTAAACGAAGACAATAAAAATATGTTTCAGCGTAGAATACTTGGTTTAGTTTCTTATTATTTAGGTGCGACACCAGATAAATATGCATCAAAATTAACACATTACAAAAGTATAATTATGCCGGAATATTTTGAAAAAGTTTATAATCATTTTGAACTAGTTGAAGAGGAAAAAGAAAAAATAAGACGTAGTATGTCACGTGGAAAGATAGGTAATGATGATATGTCAACATATAGTTCATATACTCGTCAGGCATGTAATTTTGTATTTCCTATTATAAATGATAAAATTGACGGAGAACAAAGACCTAGACCAAGTAAATTTAAAATAAAAGATTTTGATGTAACGATACTTGAAAGTAAAGATGAAGAAAAGAAACGAACATTGATTAAATCAAATAAAGAAGTAAATGCATATATTAAAGCAATTAAAAATTATGTGAATAGTTTAATTGAATATTTTAAAGACATTCATCGTAAAGATAAATTAAATAATTATACTGTAAATGATGATGTTAAAACATGGAAAACAAAATATAATTCAAGTTTTAGTAATTTTTATAGTGATGAAAAAAAGAAATCTTTATTATTTACAGCATTATATGATAGTTCGCCTAAAATGGTCACAATTATATTTAATTTTTTAAAATCAAAAGGACCAATTTTATTATATTCAAATTATGTTGAAATGGAAGGATTACAAATATTAAAAATATATATGCAATTTTTCGGATTCATAAGTTATGACCCTAAAAATAATGTTAACGAATATTTTAATTATGTTGAATATCACGGATCAATTGATAAAGATCAACGTGAAATTAATAAAAAAATATTTAATGATCCTAAAAATTTATATGGTAAATTAGCTAAAGTAATATTAATTTCAGCTGCTGGTGCCGAAGGCATTAATTTGTTTAACGTGCGACAAGTTCATATTATGGAACCATATTGGAATGAAGTAAGAATTGATCAAGTTATTGGTCGTGCAGTACGTATATGTCACCATAAAGCTTTACCAATGGATGAAAGACATGTTGATATTTTTAGATATAAAATGATTAGACAAAATGGAAAAGAAACAACTGATGAAAGATTAGAATCTATAGCAAGGAGAAAAAATAATATAATATTAAGTTTTCAAGAAGCAATTAGAGAAGCTGCTGTTGATTGTGAATTATTTAAAAATCATAATATGATAGGGTCTAAATATAAATGTTTTCAATTTAATGAAGAATCACTTTTAGAAGATCAAATAGGACCAGCATTTAATAATAAAATAGAATATGATCAAAAAATTAATAATGGTCTTAATTCAAAAGAATCATCTATTATGAAAATAAAAGTAAGAAAAATAGCTGCAGTTTATAAGACAAGCGATAATACATTTTCAAAAACTATATTTTATTGGTATTATGAAAAAACAAATGTTATTTATGATTACGAATTGAACTATCCTATTGGTAAAATTGCATTAGATGAAAATATGATTCCAATAAAAATTGATGATATAACATATTTAATCGATAAAATAATTTCAATTCCTAAATTTAAACTATATTAACTTTTTTTACATTGGAATAGTAATCAAATATTATTTAACAAATCAATAAAATTATCATAATATTACATATTTTATATGCTATAATTCATTAAAAATTGATTTATAATATGTATAAGTAACAATTTACAGTCTAATGCTATGGACAGATAAAGCTAAAAAAATTTTGTTAAAATATTGGAATTTCGATACATTAAAGGATAAACAAGTAGCTGTAATAAATCAAATTTTATCTGGTAATGATGTAATTGGTTTACTTCCAACAGGCTATGGAAAATCAATATGTTATATATTACCACCACTTATTACGAAAAAAACTATTTTTATTATTAGTCCATTAATTTCACTTATGGATGACCAAAAAGATAAATTACTTAAAATGGGGATTCCTGTGAGTGCATTACATTGTAATAATATAAATAAAGAAAATGACATTCGTGATATAATTGATGGAAAAATAAAAATAGTATATATGAGCCCAGAATATATAATTGATGGTGATGGTTTAGATTTGGCAAATAGTTTAATTGAAAATAATCAATTAGGATATTTAGCAATTGATGAAAGTCATTGTTTAAGCTCATGGGGTCATGATTTTAGACCACAGTATTTAAAATTACGAAAATTTAGAGATATGTTTCCCTTCATTCCTATTATGGCAGTAACAGCAACAGCAAATGAAATAGTAGTAAATGAAATTATAAAATTTCTACAATTAAAATCACCCGATATAATTCGTGCAAATTTTGATAGACCTAATTTATATATAGAATGTAATGGAATACCAAAAGAAATTATAAAAAAAAAAGAAAAACAGGTTCCATATGAACAAGTTATAAAAAATTATATTAATAAATATCCAGATGATCGCATAATTATTTATGTTAATAGTAGAAAAAAAACAGACGAATGTTCAAATATGCTCAATGAATTAGGATATAAGTCTAGTGCATATCATGCAGGATTAAATAAAAAGAGTCGCGAAAAAGTTCAAATTGATTTTATTGAAAACAAATGTAAAGTTATTATTGCTACAATAGCATTTGGAATGGGAATTGATCAAATTGTTAAATGTGTTTTAGTTTTTGGTTGCCCATCTTCAATTGAAGAATATTATCAACAAATTGGTCGTGGAGGTCGAGATGGTTTGTATTGCGAGACTGCCTTGTATTTTGATAAAAGTTCAGTGATTAAAGCTAGGTTTATGATTAACAAAGAAACAAAAAATCAATTATTAAAAAGTGCCAAATATGATAATTTAGCAAAAGTTGAAGAATATTTTTATACTAAAAAATGTAGACGTCAATATATATTAGACTATCTAGGACTGTCAAAAAGTTATTTTGCATATAATGGTTTTACTTGTGCTAACTGTGATAATTGTACACAATATAAATTAACTGATATAACTGATCATATTTGGGATTATTATATTAATAATAATAAATTAAATAAGAAAATAGAAAATATTACTTTTGAGTTTAAATTAAAAAAAATATTACCCGATTGGAAAGCATACGTTGAATTTAAAAAGTATACGTTGAAAACATTACCTGATAATATGCATATCAAATTAAGATTAGAAAATGATATATTAGATTTAGAAGATAATAATTTAAAATTGAAAGATGATAAAATATCAAATTATGATATAATTTATGATAAATTTGATAATATTCAAATATAAATATAAATAAATATTAATAAATATAAAATATAAAATATAAAATATAAAATATAAATACATTTAAAGCATTATTAACTATAATTAGCAGAGAAGAATAATTAAATATTATAACTTCTCCAAGGTCATATAGCTCAATTGGTTAGAGCATCAGTCTTATGAGCTGAAGGTTAAGGGTTCGAGCCCCTTTTTGACCAAAATTTAAATATTGTTAAATAAACTTTATAATTATATATATATTATTATAAAGTTTAGATCCCATTGATAATAATATTATCTTGAGGAAAAATGTAAAGCTTATTAACTACTCCATAAATAATATTATGTTGAAGAAAAACTATTAAATAAAGTTTATAATTATATATATAATTATAAACTTTTTTTTGTTCCCATTGATAATAATATTATCTTGAGGAAAAATATAAAGATTATTAACTACTCCATAAATAATATTATGTTGAAGAAAAACTATTAAATAAAGTTTATAATTATATATATAATTATAATCTTTAATTCTGTTCCCATTGATAATAATATTATCTTGAGGAAAAATACAAAGATTATTAACTACTCCATAAATAATATTATGTTGAGAAAAAATTACTCCGTAAATAATATTATGTTGAGGAAAAACTATTAAATAAAATTTATAATTATATATATAATTATAAACTTTAAATGTATTTCCATTGATAATAATATTATAAAAATTAGCTTATATTTTGTTTGTAATAATATGAAATATATCATATTCAAAATATTATTGTTTAATAACTATAAAAAATTAATTAATTTGTTTAAAGCGTATTTATATATTTAAATAATGAAAATAAAAATTGTATATTTCGCATATTTAATACCAAATAAATGGGAAGTAATTGTTAACGAACAATTGTCTAGTTTAAAAAAATTATCATTATATGATGAAGCAATAAATATTTATATGACTGTTATTTCAGATAATAATGAATTGCAAAAATTAATTATTTTATTAAATAATGAATATCCTAAAGTTGAAATTAAAAATATTTATCAAGATAATATTTATGAGTTTGCTGGAATGCAAACAATATATCAAGTTGCTGAAGATGATGATGATATAATTTTTTTATATTTTCATTCAAAAGGAATGACATCTAATCAACATGAGACACGACAATATTTATTTAAATATTCTATCAATAATTATCAACAATATATAAATGAATTTCAAAATAATAAACATCTTGATGTAGCTGGGATGATACCCCATATCAATGGCTTTATATTTTTTAATTTTTTTTGGATACGCTCTTCATATGTTAGAAACTATTGTTCTAAACCTATAATATCTGACAATCGTTATATTTGGGAAGTATGGATTGGTAATGAATTTAGCAGAAAAAAAGAAATAATAACTTGGAGTCCAATAATTAAATATGATCGTATTCAACATCATCATGAAGTATGGTCCATTCACGATAAAATAATACAGAATCATTATTGTTATATATTAGATGATATTGATACTACAAATAATATACCAAAACCAGTTAAAATTGATACCAAAAATAATAATATACCAAAACCAGTTAAAATTGATATCAAAAATAATAATATACCAAAACCAGTTAAAATTGATATCAAAAATAATAATATACCAAAACCAGTTAAAATTGATACCAAAAATGATAATATACCAAAACCAGTTAAAATTGATACCAAAAATGATAATATACCAAAACCAGTTAAAATTGATACCAAAAATGATAATATACCAAAACCAGTTAAAATTGATACCAAAAATGATAATATACCAAAACCAGTTAAAATTGATACCAAAAATAATAATATACAAAAACCAGTTAAAATTGATACCAAAAATGATAATATACCAAAACCAGTTAAAATTAATGCCAAAAATGATAATATACCAAAACCAGTTAAAATTGATGCCAAAAATGATAATATAACAAAACCAGTTAAAATTGATACCAAAAATGATAATATACCAAAACCAGTTAAAATTGATGCTAAAAATAATAATATACCAAAACCAGTTAAAATTGATACTAAAAATAATAATATATCAAAACCAGTTAAAATTGATTCAAATAATGATGATTCAAACAAATTACAAGATCAGTTAAATACTAAATTATATGAATTAAATAGTATAAATCCATATACTATATTTGAAAACTTAAAAAACAAAAATAATATAGTAGTAGAACTGGGATCAAATATTGGATTGAATACATGTATGTTAAGTAAACGATTTAAAAAAGTTATAGCAGTAGAAAATAATAAAAATAATTTTGAAAGGTTAGAGTCAAATATAAGAAAATATTGTTATAAAAATATTAGTTTATGTAATAAAAATATAGTTCAGATTAAAAATAATATAAATGATGATATTACGATTAAAGAGTTAATGTACTATAATATTCATAAAAATTTTCAAAATATAAGTTTAATAGTATGTGATTTACAAGGGAAGGAAGAAATAATACTTGAGGATTTATTCCATTATGCATTCCATTCAAAAATTCCAATTTTTATAAAAATTATAAAAGAAAATTGGATAAATAAAGATATTGATAGATTTAACTATTTATTTAAATTTTACAAATACAATCAAAACTTGTTAAATAATAAAGATTGGATATTTTTTGAACCAATTAAAGATATAAACTTACAATTAATAAAAAATAATATGTCAGTTGTAATAATTGGATATAATCAATTTACATATATAAGTAAAATGGTTAAACAAGTTGAACAATATACTAATGATATTATAATTATTGATAATAATTCAAATTATGGTCCTTTATTAAATTATTATAATACTGATTATAAATATTCATTATTAAAAATGGATAAAAATTATGGTCATAAAGTATATGAAACAAGTTTTATTGTTAGTCTATTAGGAAATATACATATTATTACAGATCCAGATTTAAAATTTAATAGTAATTTACCTAAAAATTTTATTACTGAAATGATTAAAATATCTAATGATTACAAAGCAGGACGTGTTGGTTTTGCATTATTGATCGATGTTGATGATATAAGAAAAGAATTATCATATGCTGGAATGCCGATTAAAGAATGGGAAGGTAGATTTTGGAAGAATATAATTAATCATCCATATCTTAAGTTATACGGTGCTCCTATTGATACAACTTTTTGTTTATTAAATACTTTGCATAATTCAAATGGTTTATCAATACGAATCGGCGGTGATTATATTTGTAAACATTTACCATGGCATATTAATTATTGGACAGAATTACTTGATGATGAATATGATCATTATTTAATAAATAACAAGTCTTCAAATTATTGGATTGATAAAATGAAAAAAAAGGCTGAAATATTTACCAGAATAAGAATTGATGGTATAGAAGATGAAACTAGTGATAGTTTAGAAAATAAAACTAGTGATAGTTTAGAAACTAGTATAGAAGTAGAAACTAGCAATAAATTTGAAGATAAAATAGAATATGAAATTATTTTTAAAGATGATATTGAATATGATATAAATAATGAAATTACAAAAACAAATAGTAAAATAGACGAAATAGAAGATTGGATTATTGATAAGGTTAAAAATAATAAATTAATAGCTATAAATATAGGAATAAAAAATATTGATAAATTTACTAATAATTTTAAATTTATTTTGAATGTGGATAATGAAACAACTAGTTTGGGAAATAATGTCTTAAACTTTTCCGATAAAATAGTTGATATTAAAAAAGCAAAAGGAACAACAACGTGGAAACAATTTATTTACGATAATATGATCTATAAACAAGATTTAAAAGAAAAAATAAATTTTATTAATATTACGTATAATGGTCAAGAAGAATGTATTATTGAAGATTTGTTATATTATTGTTGGATTAATTTATGTAATATTAATATTCAATTTAATATTAATAATTGGATAAATAAAGATATTAAAAGATATGAATATTTATTTGAATTTTATAATTGTTATTTAGATAATATAATTGTTAATAATTTAGTTGAATATTTAATAAAAAATGTAAATGCTAATATATTACTCATTCCAAAAAATAATTTATCAAAAGAATTATTTAAAAAAAATATGACATGTGTAATAATTGGGTATAATCAACCGACATATATTAAAAAAATGGTGAAACAACTTGAAAAATATACAAATGATATTGTAATAATAGATAATGATAGTAATTTTAAACCATTAATTGAATATTATGAAAAAGAATATCCGTATACTTTGTTAAAAATGAAATCAAATTTAGGTCATAAAGTATATGAAAAATCATTTATGGAAAAAATAATTGGCGATGTATTTATTTTAACAGATCCTGATTTAGAATTCAATAAAAATCTTCCTGATAATTTTATTGAAAATATTATTGAAATTTCAACATATTATCAAGCAGAAAAAGTAGGATTTGCACTTTTATATGATGCACCTGATATTAGAACAGATATTAAAGCTTTTGGAAAATCTATAAAAGAATGGGAAAAACAATATTGGACTTATAAATTTTATTATCCAGATCATGAAATATGGTCTGCCGCATTAGATACAACATTTTGTTTAATAAATAAACAAAATAAAGGCGGTCACTATAGAATTGCAGGAAATTATCTTTGTAAACATTTACCATGGCATAATGGATTTGAAAAACAAATACCTAAAGATGAATTTGATAATTATATGAACAAAAATGTTTCAACTAATTATTGGAAAAAATAAATTAAATATAAAAAAATTGAAATATTAATAATATACAGTGTTGTATAGTATTTGGAGTATTAATGTTAAAACATAAGTAAAATTTTTAAAATTAACTGTCGTTTTAGAGACTTTTATTAACTTAAGTTTGAAATGTCATTTAATTTTAAACATTCAAATAACAATAGTTATTCAATAGTTGATGATGAAACAATTGTAGTTGATAAATGTCTACTTTCAGCATTTGCTATAGTTATTAAAAGATATCGTATTAAAACTACAATTGAAGGATATAAAGAGTTATTTGATTTATTATCAAATGGCAAATTTAATTTTGAAAATATAGAAGATGTTAATACTTTACATTCAATTGCTAATAGGTTTAATTTAACTATTAATATAAACAGTTCAATTAGTCCACAAATAAAATTTCCAATATTACCAAACTTTTACAAAATTGGTAATATTAAATATATAGTTGAATACGGTAGTTTAATTGGAATAATTATTAATTTTGGAAATAGTTTTGAACTAGTTATCAATACCATATTGGTAGGAGAAATTGAAAGTTTTAAAAGACATATAAAATCTTTAGATAGTGAACTTCAATGTGATAATGAGCTTAGATTTCAAGGCGATAACGAGCTTCAATTTCAAGGTGATAATGAGCTTCAATTTCAAGGTGATAACAAGCTTCAATTTCAAGGTGATAATGAGCTTCAATTTCAAGGTGATAATGAGCTTCGATTTCAAGGCGATAACGAGCCTCAATTTCAAGGTGATAAAAAGCTTCAACTTCAAGATGACAATAAGCTTCAACTTCAAGGTGATTATGAAGGTATTTGGTTTTGAACCAAAATGTTTAAACAATAACTATTATCCATAATTTTATTAATATAATTTAATAATATATTTTTATAATATCTTACAATATATTTTACAACTTTTTGGTTATACATTTACGGTATAATTTAATAATATAATTTTATAATATCTTACAATATATTTTACAACTTTTTGGTTATACATTTACGATATAACTTTATAATATGTTTTTATAATATCTTACGATATATTTTACAACTTTTTGGTTATACATTTACAATATAACTTTATAATTTTTAAGTTATACTTTTGTGATATAATTTAGTAGTATATTTAATAATATATTTTTGATATACTTTTGCAATATAATATATTTTACGATTTTTTTATAAATTTATCAATTGACTAATTTCTGTAATCGAATGTTAATTTATTTTACTTTATTACATAAAGATTTAAATACTTATATTTTAATCTAAATGACAACATATTATTATCCATACCCACCTTATGATTCTTATTATTATCATAATGATAACGGATCACAACTCAATCAACCATATAATTTTGACGATGATTTAAATAATAATTTCAGTGATTCAAATGATGAAGAACCAGAGAAAAAAAAACAAAAAATATTTAAAATGATAGATATTAAAATTAATAATTTATCAGATTTAATTAATATTATAAATACATATGAATTTGACGATAATTATGAATATAATATTAATTTGAAAGCATTACATGATATTAAAGATGAATTATTTCAACTAGATGCAATGATTGGAATGGTGGATATGAAAAAATCAATTCTAAGTCAATTATTATATTTTTTACAAGAATTACATATAGATTGTGAAGATGATTATAAACATACTGTTATTTATGGTCCACCAGGAACTGGAAAAACAGAAATTGCTCATATATTAGGAAAAATGTATTCCAAAATTGGAATTCTTAAAAATAATATATTTAAAAAAGTTTGCAGAAGTGATTTAATTGCAGGGTATTTAGGTCAAACAGCTATTAAAACTAAAAAAGTGATTGATGAATGTTTAGGAGGAGTTTTATTTATTGATGAAGCATATTCACTTGGTTCTGATGGTAATGATAGTTTTTCTAAAGAATGTTTAGATACATTGTGTAATGCATTAAGTGAAAATAAAAATGATTTAATGGTTATTATAGCTGGATACGATCAAGATTTAGATAAATATTTTTTCGACCTTAATCAGGGATTAAATTCAAGATTTATTTGGAGATTTAAAACTAACGAATATTCATCATGTGAATTATTTCAAATATTAAATAAAAAAATAAATTCATCAAAGTGGAAAATGGAAGTTGATTTAAAAAATAATTGGTTTGATGATAAAATTAAATATTTTTCAAGTTATGGTAGAGATATTGAAGCATTATTTTTTAAAATTAAAATAGCCCATAGTTTTAGAATATATGGAAAAGATAAAGCTATAAGAAAAATTATAAATATGGAAGATTTAAATAATGGGTTTAAAATATTTATTGATAATCCTAAAATTAAAAATAATTCTCAACCAAATGGAATGTATATATAATATTTTTATTAAATATATTCTCAGTAAATATATGTTTATAATTATATCAATATATATTTAATAAAAAAGAATGCGATAGCTGTTAAATTTTATCGTATATAATTGTTAATCTATATTATATGTTCGATTTAAATACGTTCTTTAAACTCTTAATGTCTAGTCTCCAGGTATCGGACCACGGTTTATGTAACATTAATTTTTTATTTATTTATAATTATTTTATAGTTATTAATACATTTATATGTCTGTAAATTTATTATATTGATAAACCGTGTTGTGGCACATGGAGAGTAATGATTAAACCAATTGGAGTAAAGTTTAAGATTAATAGTGTATAAAAATATAATATATATATATATATAATATAAAACTATGAATATAATATATATATGTGTTTTTCATCAACATGGTTATATTGATTTATTGAAACTATTAATAGTTTCATTGTCAATAAAATCAAATATTAATAAACAAACAACTGATATATTAATTATTACATCATTAAAATTTCAATTGTTAATACAAGAAGCAATAAAAGATTATAATATGATTTTACATTATTATATATTGGATTTACATACTTTAATGGAAGCTGCTTGTGCAAGATTAAATATTTTTGAATATGAAAATATTAATCTGTATGATAAAATTCTTTATTTAGACACATATATTTTAATTAATAGTGATATAAATATATTACTAAATCTTGAACTATTAACCGATAAAATATATGTTTTAGAAGAAGGTAATATCGGACATCCTTATTGGGGATCATTTCTTTTTGATTTTTCTAAATATAATAGAAGAAATAAAGCATTTACATCAGGTATATTATTTTTTAATAATAATGACATTATTAAAGAATTATTTAAAAATATTAAATTACATATTTTAAAATATTTACATAATGGCAATAATAAAGTACCATATTGTCTTGATCAACCCTTCATTGTATATCATGCCATTAAAGATAATAACTATGATAATCAACTTCTAAAAACATATGTTGAAAATAATCCAACTATAGTAAGTCCAGAAAAAATAATATATCATTTTCCAGGAGACCCTGGTCATCATTTATTAAAATACTGTAAAATGAATTGTTTTTTGGAAAAAATATTAGGAGATTTCTATAAAATAAAAATATGTCAATACGGAATAGATGGTTTTGGTCATCAATTAGAAGGAATGTTACGATTAATATCTTTATCTTTAAATAATAAAGCAGAATACCAATATAAACATAGAAAAAATTACGAGTTTGAACATAATAATGCTGATAATAAAAAATTAGAGGAATATTTAACAACAGCTTTAGATATATTATCAAACAATATTCCTGAAAAAAATATAATATCACATGAAATAATATATAATGAAAATAGAGATTTTAAAACTATTATTATAAATGATAAAAATTTTAGAGAAAATATTTATCAATACGATGGTGTTTGTTATGTTCGTTGTGATAACAAATTACCTCCAAATTTTGAAACAAAACAAGAAATAATAAAATCATTACCCTTATTACGCGAAGCATTTGTTGAAAAAAATATTTTTTTACCTAAACCTTCATATAATGATGAATGTATTAATGTATGTTGTCATATTCGTTTAGGGGATGCAATAGGTACCAGACATTTAGATAATGAAAGTTTATACGATGTAATAAGATATTATCAACTGTATAATAAATACCGTGTTAGTATTCATAGTGATGGAAATATTGACTTTCTGGAAGCAACAAATACTATTTTATATAAAGCCAATACTGATGTTTTACAAATATTAAGTGATTTTATTAATGCAGATATTTTACTAATGAATTATTCCAGTTTATCGATAGCAGCACATCTTTTAGCAAAAGATACTCAACAAGTAATTTGTCCTAATAAAGCTGGGGCTACATTTTTTGATAGAATATTAGATAAATGTATTACTGCTAATAATTTTATTATATCTTTACCTAATCATATTACAAATAAAACGTACACTTGGCAAAATGATACCATAACATTTTCTGAAAATGGTAAAATGAATGCATTTGGAATTGGAAACTATATTCAAACTTATAGACATGTTTTTCAAGCAGATTTTGGATGCAAACAACATATATTGAAATTTAATAATAATTATACAGAATTTATATCAATGAGAGTTTGTGATAAAGAAGTAGTAGTTGGAACAATCGTATTAAACTTGTAATTTTAATTTTTATATTTACAAAATATTTAATTATCAACATCTGTAAAACCAGCTAATTTTTTTCCCAATTTAGATAATGTATATTTTTCTAATGGTTTGATAAATGTAGATATATTATTTATATCAATATCAGAATAAGGAGTCATTGGTAAAGTGACTATTTTACAAGGATCGTGTGGTGTTGCCAATAAATTATTATAAGCATATCTCTTTTTCTCTAAATTTTCTTCATCACTTAAACTTCTTGGTAAATAACATAAATATACAACACATCTTATATTTGGTTTTACACGATCAGCAGATGCTTCAACACCGTAATGTATTGTTCGGCCATCCCATAAAACTAATGAGCCTTTTGGACATGTAATTTTAACTTCTTTACAACCTTTATTTATATAAAAATTTATTTGTTCTTCGTTAAGTTGAGAATAATTTTTAGATTTATTTATTTCATAATTTTCTGAAAAATCTTTATGAAATAAATTACTTTTTTCTAATACAGATAATGTTGCATCACCATCATTAACGTCAAATGCTGTAATCCAACTTTGTATATATTTTAAATCACTTGATATATAACTTTGATCAGTATGAAACCATTTATTATTCCCAAAACCGAATCCAGTTATTTCTGGAGGTAATTGAATACTAGCTCCATCAAAACTAACAAGTAACTCATCTTGTTTAACCGACCAAATATTAGCAAAAATTTCTACTATTTTAGTATTTTCTCTTGCCTTCCAACACAAATCAGAATGAGATATTAGCCAAAAATTTATTAATAATGCAATGTTTTCATAATCATAATATAATTTCGCTATCTGAACATATGTACTTGTATCATCTCTAACTATCGGACGCTCCCATTCTTGTGATATATGTTCTAAATAATTCCACATATCATTTTCCATTTTATTACATTCATCTAATGATAATATATTTGGAATTATAGCTACTCCGTATTTATTTAAAATGTCTAATGCATTTTCTTTATTCGCATAATATTTTTCCATATTATCAATAAATTTATATATTTTTAAATCAAAAATATATAAAATTATATATTTAATCAAATATATAATTTATCATTTAATTATTTTTTAAAAATAGATATCAACAAATTAAAAAATACTAAAATAAAAACAGCCATTAATATTAATAATATTGTATCTTTATTATCTAACACAATATTTTGAATACGTTCAATTACTTTTGAAGAAAAACGATTTCTTATTTTTGTTCTACATGATTGACAAGAGTTAAGATGTTCCCAAAAATCATCACATGAAAAAGAACATACTTTATCTAAATTATTTCTGTTATTATCTATTTGATAATTTATTTGTTTGTTATTAAATTTACTATTTGGGCGATTGTCGGTTTGTTGATTATTATTTTGTTGATTATTATTTTGTTGATTATTATTCCGTTGATTATTATTTTGTTGATTATTATTTTGTTGATTACTAGATTCAAAGTTTTCTATAATATTTTTTTTTTCATTAGGATTCTCATAGATTTTAAATTGATCGCTAATGTAATCAGAATTTTTCCATGCATCTTCTATTGTACAATAATTCATTTATATTGAAATATATTAAGTTAATTTAGATAAAAAATTAAATTAATTATAATTTATCTAATTATAAATAATATGAGTAATATTATAATATATTTTATGAGTTTAATAATATTTAGTGGTATTTTATATAATTTAAATATTACAATAATAAATATATATAATTATCCAATTTTTAAACTAATTTTTTTATTCGGGTTATATACTTTTGGTAATTATGATCCTATATTATTATTATTATTAGCTATTTATTATGTTTATTTAGGACAAGTTATTAAAGAAAAAGAATTGCTTTATAATATCGTATAAAATATATTAAATGTTTATAATTTAACTATTATACATCATGATATAATTATAATTTATAAAAATATACTAAATATACTATACTATTTTATATTTTTATATAAAGACTATATTTAAGTTGAAATATTTTTATGCGTTGAATTAAAGAAAGAATATTTATATAGTTATAATGAGTTCTGAATCTTCTGAATTAAATGTCAATTATTTAGACAAAAATGGAGTTAAGCTAGACGATAAGACTAATGGTAATCCTGAAATTAAAAGACAATCTTCTGAAACTGATTATTATTTTGGTATGGTTGCCAATCAAGAAAAAGTAATAAATATAGAATCTGAAAGTTCGTCAGAATTAGAAAATATTGTAAATTCTTCTGATGAAAAAATGAGTAATGCATCAACTAAATCTAAATCAAGTTCAAGTTCAAGTTCAAATAAAAGATCATCAAGTTCAAAACCAAGAATTGATAATATCGATTTATCTCAAAATTATAAAGAACATTTTAATCCAGAAAATATTAAAGAAAATAAATCTGAAAAATTTAAACATGTTTCTAATAATCAAAATAATCAAAATAATCAAAATAATCAAAATAATCAAAATAATCAAAATAATCAAAATAATCAAAATAATCAAAATAATCAAAATAATCAAAATAATCAAAATAATCAAAATAATCAAAATATTCCAAAATTAGAACCTTCATCAATTCCATTAAGTAGTTTAAATCCTCAAGAAATTAGAATGAAAAAAATAGAACTATTACGAAGATTAAGTGAAATAAAATCAAAAGGTTATTCACTAACTAAAGAATATGATTTCAATTCTTCGATTGATGAAATGGAATATGAATATGCTTTACTAAAAAGTTTTGCAGATAAAAGAAATGGATCTAAAATATATAAAAGTATCTTATTAAATGGTATTTCAATATTAGAATTTGTTAATGATAAGTACGATCCTTTCGATTTTAAATTGACTGGTTGGTCTGAACATATGAGTATTGAGATAGATTCATATGAAGAAATTATTGAAGAATTATATGAAAAATATAAAAGTTCTGGCAAGTCAACACCACCAGAATTAAGATTAATTCTTTTAATTTTAGCATCTGGTGCTGCTTTTCATTTTACAAAAACACAATTGGGTAATGTTCCGGGTATCAGTTCAGCAGCTACAGGAATGGTTAGTAAGATGATGTCAAATCCAAAAAAAGAAAGCCAATATATGTCACCACAAGAGATTAATTTAGAAAAACAAAAACAAATGTTAAAAGAGCGTGATAAACTATTAAATAAAAATAATAAACAATCGATGTATCAACAACCAATAAATCAACAACCAATGAATCAACAACCAATGAATCAACAACCTTTAAATCCACAATATATGAATCAACAACCTATGAATCAAGTTAATGGTTCTCAATTTATGAACCAAACTATGAATCCACCTTTAAATCCACAATATATGAATCAACCCGTAAATAATTATAATATACAACCACCCTTGATGCCACAATATAAAAGCACATCACGTGATATTCCAGAAATTAGAGCTCCAAATAATGTTCAAGATATATTAAATAGAATTAAAACTATTCAAAAAAATAATGCTAATTCAACTGAAACTCAAGAGGAAAGTACAACTAATAATAGATTGGTATCTGAATCAACATATAGTGATAGTAAAAAAAATGGACGTAAAACAAAAAAATCAATAATTTCAATCAATACTAATTAAAATATAAAGTAGTTAATTGATATATATACATTTATTTTAATCATATATTATGATTAAAATAATTATTAGTTTTTAATGATCATATTATAATAAAATAATGAATATTTCTATATAGTAGATATATTAGGTGGGAGACCAGAAATTAATTGCTTAAATAATACTTCCAATAATTGTAAAAAATATACCAAAGAAAAGTTTTATCATATCACTTGAATTAGTTCCGGTAGGTTGACATAATGTATTCATATTAATTTGATTGTACATATTAATAATAATATAAGTTATAAAAAAACCAACAGACCATTTTATAGCATCTACCAATTTTCCAATGATAGGAATAAATTCAATTATACGAAAAACTATACCTACAAAAGGAATAAATCCCAAAAGACTTGAAAATATTTTTCCACATCCTAATTCTAATATTGAATCAATAACTACCTTACTTGCTTGTGCTGAATTAAAAGTATTTGGTGGACATTCTTTAATTCTTCTAACTATATTCGGAATCATTATAGAAATGATAGTTATAATTAAGGTTAAAACTGATGCTAACATTGAATCATTACCTAATAACATATTACAAATCCATGTAATGAATAACTGTGATATTATTGGTATCCACATTAAATTATCATAAGGAGCTCCACCATTACCTGGTGCAACATAACCAAATGCCATCATTAATACTGAAACTATACTAAGTGGAAAAAAATTAAATAATGGTATAAATAATAACCATGCTTTATCAAAAGAACCATTGAAATCAACAACACGCGAATAAAGTGGGCCAAGAGGAACAAAGATATATATAAATATTTGTAAAATAGTTAATTTTAAAGATGGTAAAGATGGTAACGATGAAGTAGTACCCATATGAATTGTATATATATATATATATATATTATTAAACTATTAAACTGTAAATATTTAAAACTATATTTTTATAGTTAATTAGCTAAAAATATTAATTTATGGTTCAATCATATAATAAAAATAAAATTATGTATAATAAAAACGATATACTGTTTCAAAATAGAGTTAATATTCTAGTACACTCAGAGATTAATGTTAAATAATTTAAATGAATATTAATATCTAGATTAACTGTAATGTATAAATTTAAAAATAAATTTATTTTAATTTTTGGAATAATAATATTTTTATTAATGATTGCTTTAATTATTTTTATTATTTATTATTATTTATATCGTCCATCTACACAAAATAATAATTCATTATCAAAGCAACCGGTAAATGAAAATTCACCGATTAATTCATCACAATTAGCAACTTCATCGATTAATTCATCACAATTAGCAACAATAAAAGCATCTCAACAAACTGCATCGCGTATAGCAGCACAAATAGCACTACAAAAAGATGGACAACAAAATTTATCATCTTTTGATATGTTATATCATGCAGATTTGTGTCCAAATCCAACTAATCTTCCGGTTGCTTGTGGACCCGGTTGTATAAATATATATCAAGATGATTTAGGTATTTGGAATTGTATATATCCAGATGGATCATTATCACATCCAGATCATTGTCCTGCAAATATGAAATTACATAAAACTGCATATGATTGTGTACCAATTGTATATGGCGGACCAGTAATAATGCCATATATTCCATAAATAGAACTAATTATATTATTTAGCATGTTTTAATTTTGAAATTATTATAATAAACGAATACTTTAAATAATATAGTTTAATTAATTTTATAATATAAATTATTATATGGATGATATATTAGTTTATATTGAAATAGCAAAAAATACTAATGTTAAATATGAATTTGATAAAACTATGAATGCTTTAATTTGCGATCGTGTTTTATTTACGCCTTTTAGTTTTCCATTTAATTATGGATTTATTCCCGATACATTAAGTGGTGATGGCGATCCGTTAGATGCTATTGTTTTTATGGAAGAAGCGCTAATTCCAGGATGTTACATTAAATGCAGAATAATAGGTTGTCTAGAAACAATTGATGATAAAGGAGAAGATACAAAAATAATTTTAGTCCCAGCTAAAAATGTTTCACCTATGGAAAAAAATATAGAATCAATTGAAGATTTACCAGATTTTTTTATAGAAAAAATAAAATATTTTTATCAACATTATAAAGATTTAGAAAATAAGAAAGTTACCATTGGTAAATTATTAGATAAAAAAGAAGCAATTAAAGTTTATGAAAAAAGTATGTTAATAAATAAACCAATTGTTGACTTTGTAAATAACAAAACATCAATGATTGAATCTAAATTATGTAATTTGACAAATAAAATATTTATTGAAAATAATTCAATAACAGATACTTTAAAAAATAATTTAATTGATGAAGAAATAATTAAAGAATCTGAAGAATTAATTAAGGAAGCAGAATCATGTAATTTTAAACAATTAGTTAGCAATTAGAATAATTATATAATATTTACCACATTGTTGTTAATAAATGTTTAGCATATAATTTTTCTGATGTAAAATCATCTGTCCCGATATGTGGATTATATAGTATTGAAGGTAAAATATTTACTAAAGATGGAAATTTATAATAAATATTTGTATATAATTGTGGTCCTGTTGCCTCAAAAACATGTTTATCTTTATTTAGAAAACATTCATCTATAATCAATAACCAAAAATTATGTTTTGGAGGACTGATCAACAATGCATTTTGAATAAATTCATTATCTTTATATGGACTTTCAGGAATTGAAACTTTATCTTGTGGTAATTCATCAAAAAAATTCTTATAGACGACATAATCCATATCAGCATATATTCCACCATATTTATATAAAAAAAATGGTCGAATCATATCAATTCTTTTAATATTAACATCATATGAATTAAATATTTCAGAAAACCATGGAAATTCTTCATCAACTAATTTACTTAATTCATCATCATACCATAACATATGAGTATATTCTGGTTTCGGAAAAAGTCTAATCCATGATTCATATCCGGTAAACCATTTAGAATTCCATCTTTTAAAATCTTTAGGACATATATGATGGATAATTTTTGGTATTCCAATTAATGGTGAAATATTAACATCATCAATTTTTCCATTAAATTCACCAGGAAGATTTGTTAAATCATAAAAATTTTCTACCATACAATTAAATAATATATATATTATGATTATTAATATTACTAATTTAAGAATAATATTAATCATATTATTTGGTATTATATTATATGGTATTATATGAATTATATTATTTGGTATTATATTATCTGGCATTATGTTATAACAGATAATAAATAAAATTAATTCAAAAAATATTAATAAAAAATATTAATAAATAAAATAAATCTAAATAATTTTTATTTTATCTATACACTAGAAAACTAAAAATTTGGATAATTATGAAAATAAAGAATTAACTGATTATATTTATAACATATCTTAAATAAATAATTAGTTAATTGTAAATAAATAAATATTGAGAATTAACTAATTATTTACATAGCTAATAATATCAATTGGATAAATATATTTTATTTTGGTACCAATATTTCTTTAATTAATTGATTATTTATTACAATAAAAAATATATATGTTTAATATATATGGACTCTAAAAAATTTATTAAAAATGAATCTTCACAACAATCACAACATCAATCTCAATATCAATCTCAATACCAATCTCAACCCCTATCTCAACCCCTATCTCAACTACAATATCGCATAGAATCTAAAGAAGAACATCAACAGCATATTGATAAATTATTAATAGTAATGATAGGCAATATGCCTACAGAAATTGATTCTATCAAACATTGGAAAACATTTATTGAGGATTCTAAAGATAATTTAGATATTGTTATTCATCCGCAAAATACTAACCAAAGAGAAAATATACTTGATAAATGGAAAACTCATTTTAAAAATCCAAATAACTTTATGGTTTGTGATGAAAATTATTGGGTTAAAACATCTTGGGGGAATATTAGTCTTAGTTTAGCTACATTATTAGCTATTGAATATGCAATGAAAAATAAACCTTTTAAATATTATAGAAAAATAGTATTCTTACAACAATGTTTACCTTTGTATAATTTTAATGTCATTAAAGATGAATTTTTCAAAGATTCTAAAAGTTGGTTTAAACCTCGTGAAGGTGAATATCCAGGTAGTCAATATTCACAACCATATAATTTTAATAGAATAAATAATAATGGTGCCACAATATATGATTGGAACTGGTGGAGTGCAATTTTTGCATTAGATAGTTCACATTTCAATATATTTTTTGACGATAATAATGTAATTAAAAATAAATATCAAGGAACTTATAAAAAGGAAGGAATATATAAATGCAATGGGACTGAATATGATAATATTATTCCTATTAATAAAAATAATAAATATAGTGTATTATTTGATCAAACAATTGGTTCGTGGGCATGGGATACCAACATATCTGCTAATTCATCATGTATAAATTCTGATGAAGTCTTTTTTGGCATTGCTTTTAAAATGAATTTTCCTGGAAATGAAATTGGTAATCATACTAGAATTATTAATTTAGAATCTTTAAATAAAATATATAAAAAAAATGTATTAAGTATTTACAATATACTATATCCATTTAAATTTATATATTTATTTAATGATAATGATAAAAATGATATTAGAAATTTTAAAATGAATTTTGGTCAAAATAATAAATATCCTGAATTAAATCCATCTGATTTAGTAACTAATTTAAATGAAGATATATATATATATCTTCCTAGAATTGTATGGCTTCCTAGCGAATTATATAAAGAAAATAATCAATATCCATTATATACTGGGGTGGCAACAAATTATAATCCGAAACATCTTAAAGAATACTATAATATTAAAAAAGATGATGAAAAGATAAATTCAATTATAGAATATGGTAAAATAATAAAAATAGATAATACAAATACAAATACAATTTTGGAATATGGTCAATCAAAAATATTCAACGGTAATAAATTAGAAAATCACGATATTTATAATTCAAAACAATATACATTAAAAAATAATTATGATCAACCAGTATGTTATCATGATTGGACGTCATTTTCAATTAATCCAGATAATATTTTTAGAGGTGCTAAATTTTCCAAACGAAATGAAAATAATGAATGTGTTAATGTAGATAACACAAACTTATATGAAAAAATAGATTTACCAATAAATGATTTAATTGATTATATTATTAAAAATAATTTGAATATCAAAGCAGATAAATTACCAATATGGCACCCTGTTGAGTATTTCACAACAAATTTGAAAATATTAATTAATAGTTATAATATAATGTCATTATGTGTAGAATGTGAAAATAGTAATTGGGAAAATAGTTATCCCAATTTAATTAAAATAATTAAATTTTGTTGGAGAAGATCAATATTAATATTTATAAATTATGTTGATGAAATACATATTGATTCTACTAAATCTTATTTTGTATTTAAAAAAGATATTAAAGAAAACGAATTAATCAAATTAAAAAACATGAAAATTGGAACGTGTTTAACTGAAGATATATTATCTAGTGCACTTACAAGTGGTTCATTATTTATTAGAAAATGTATAACTGGTTGCAATATATCATTATATACAAATACTTTGTATAAGATTCAAAAATATATTCCAGATATATCAAATGATATCATTTATTCTTATTCTTATTATAATAAAAATAAATTTGGTGAATTTTTATATGCACCTAAATCTATATTTATAAGTGATACGTATGAAAAGAAATATTTAAAATACAAAAATAAATATTTAAAATTGAAAAATATACTTAGAATAACATAATAAATAATTATGTGTAAATTAATAAAGTAGTCTGAATTATTAAGAATATTGAAAATATTATCACTATATTGATTGGTTTAAAATTCATTCTATCT